CTTCACTCTGCCACGGTTTACTGTAACATAAACTATTAATTAGTCTAATCGGTAGACCATATCTGCTCAACTCTTGCCCAATTCAGTGATGTTAAACTCATAGAAAATCTGTTATAACATTAACTCCTCAAGTAAACTTAGTTTTGTCTTTAGCTATAGGAAAGTTGATCATATCATACAAATCATAAATAATAGAAGGCTTAATCACCGTATCGAAACCTAAGTCTATATCATCTCCTAATACTGCTATAAAATCTGGATCCATACTAGCTTTTCTCAAAATTGTTTTGCATATAGTCAGATTGATAATGGAACCAAAAATAGAAGTTGTTTTAAATCCAGACATCAATCCACACTCAATTTTCTAGACCCATTTAGCTTGCTCTGAATTCAAAAAAGTATTGTTATCTAACTAATCAGCAGCATATACGAGCCAGTCTTACAATTAAGGAAAGATAATAGATAATATTCAACAAATATCACTCATCATCCATAATTGCACATTATTATCAAACTTGGATATATCTAAAGGTAAACTTGCCATAGATAGGCCTTTACTTCTACAATAGATTTCTTCAAAACGTTTTTTCTTGTTCATTAAGGCTACTAAACCAACATAACCTCGTTTACAACTAATTTAAGTCTGATCCACATAATTAAACAACGTATAGACTAAAGTCATATCTTCAAAGCTAATATTGTTTACATTAACAAACTGCCTAACTTTTACTGCTTCTAATTTTTAAGCAGCATAACACATATAAGGAGGTCAAGTGGTAAGTAATCATCACGCTAGAACTTATTTGAATACTAAATTTAAATCTTAGCTAAGATAGTATTATTTCTTAGTGTCAAAAATAGGTTGATGTTTCACTGACCCATCACTTAGAAGATTCTTCCCGAATTCAGTAGCTACGTCTTCCAAATTTAATTCACGCTTATAAACTGGAAAAATCTAATTTAATATCTAAGCCAGCTACAAGTTGTAAGCCTATCAAAAACTAAGACCATCTTGAAAATCTAGGACATTACCTACATCCTTAGGTTCTATCCAAGGTATCAGATTCTTCTCTATAAATATTTTTGGTTTTAGAGCTATAGTATAGCCGAATGCAGTGTGTTAATCACATAATTAAAGAGCTAAACCAGTAGTCACCTAAACTTTTAAGAACACATCAATGTAATTGTAGCAATTATTGGCATATATATCCAAAATAACATCTCTAATAGATAAATCTACAAATTAAGCCAAATGTTAAGTAAGCAGCCAATAACTAAGAAAACAGTAGTATCGTCTAACCTGGTAATTATCGTAAGGAATAGTTAATTCCCACATTGGATGATCGCGATTTCTAACCACAGTATTCATAAACACGTCTATTAACTTTCCACTTTTAGCATGATTGGATCCTCAGTGTTTTTTAAGATATGCAAAAAGCTCAGAATCTTCCTACGGTAAATTTATCAACCAATCCTTCCATAATACAGATTGTTAACTTAGCACACTAGAGTGAGATAGTATGATGGCATCTAAAAGACTAGCTGTTTATACTTCAATTTGATAAAACAACAACTCTTGCAATCTGACACTTATATGAGATCCGGAATCATTTAGTAAAAATAGGCAAACGTCAATAATTGCCGGATGAGTTAAAGCTATGAAATATTATGTTGCATTTAAATCATACTGATATAACTATAACAGTAGAATAAGTCAGTGCCTTAAATCATAGTGATTAACTACGATTCTTAACTAACGAGCGACAGCTTATCATTTAGTGGCATCTACTTGAAGATCCACTTCCTCATATTTCAAAAGTTTATTTTATGATAAGTAAAAGATATCATGTTGTAACAAGCACATAGAAAATCCTGATTGTAATATTCAGATTATAATACTACCAGAAGCACCCAAAAACCGTTGTTACCACAACTACAGTAATTCTAATCTACTAACGCTATAATTCCTAAAACGTTCAGTTTTAAAATTGATGATATTATTTGAATTTATTAAATCTTAACTTCCAATTCTCATATTTTGTCTTGAATCCTAATATAAATTGCCTATAAAGAACCTTTGCTCAACAGGCAACTTCAAGTATTCCTTCAAAATATCAGCTAGCTCTTTAACAGATCTTTAAGGTCCTAAGCGACTTAATG